GGACCTGCTGACGCTCAATCCTCAAGCTGCCCGAGATGCCCTCGCCACTTCGATTGAGGACACCACCAACAACAATTCCAAGCCGCTGCCGGAGGTGAACAATGGCTGAACTAAGCCCTGCTGCGCAATCTGTTTGGGACGCCTTCAACCAAGACGAAGCTGGCGTGTTCGTGGACTACGGCGACAAGCTCGCCGCCGCCCTGCGTGCTCTAAATAGCCGGCTTGGCCATGAAGTGCTAGGCGTCCGCTGCGTGGATTGCTCTCAAATCGAACTCATTGCCGCCGAACTCGAATCATGACTATCCTCGCTGATTGGCAGATCGCCGCCCGCTGCGAAGGCGGGATGGTGAGCCCCTTCGACCCTGAGCTGGTCAACCCGGCCAGCCTTGATGTGCGCCTCGGCGACGCGCTGCTGATCGAATCTGCCGTGAATGACGCCTGCTGGCGGTTTGATCAACACGACGACGGCATGGTGCCCTATCCGTTTGCCGACCACACGCAGGAGAACCCCTACCTGCTGGTGCCAGGGCAGTTCGTGCTGGCCCACACCATCGAGGTGTTCAACCTGCCGGACGACATCGCCGCGCAGTTCATGCTGAAATCGAGCCGCGCCAGGAGTGGCCTGGAACATCTGATGGCTGGCTACTGCGACCCCGGTTGGCACGGGTCCGTGCTCACCCTCGAACTGCACAACAGCCGCCAGCTGCACCCGGTTCCACTGTGGCCAGGTATGAAGATCGGTCAGATGGTGTTCCACCAGATGGCAGGGATCCCCCAGCGCAGCTATGCCGTGACCGGCAGGTATAATGGACACAGTTCCGTTATGGGCTCTCTCGGATGAACTGGGCTGTTCCTGCCAGCGCACCATCGTTACTTGTTAGCGATACTGGCCGCGTAATCAGGATGGCCAGCTCTAGGCGTCGAGGCAAGGGCTGGCAGACCTTTTCAGAGGTTGAGCTACGGCCTCACCGCGTTGGCGCTGGTTATCTCGGGATTCAGTGCAAGCTCGCTGGCCAAAGGCTTGACCTCTATGTCCATCGCCTTGTCGCAGAGGCATTTCATGGGATTGACCCAGATCATCGGGAGGTCAATCACATTGATGGAAACAAGACTAACAATCATGCAAGCAATTTGGAATGGGTCACTCACTCACAGAATCATCAACACGCAGCGCTAAAGCGTCTGTCTGCGGTTGTTTCACTAACACCAGAGCAGGTGCGGTCAATCAAGGAAAGACTGCGGCGCGGAGAAACCGGAAACTCAATAGCGCGGCGCTACGGAGTCTCACGTTCATTGATCTACCACATCAAAAGCGGACGGTCATGGGGATGGCTGACTTGACTGCTCTGGATGCCACCGTGCAGGGGAGCAGGGGATGACAGGCCCAGATCCGATCGTGGCGCAGATGCTGGCTGAGTTCGATGCCGGCCACTCCAGCGCTGCGCATGGGATCGCTCGCGTGCTGCTGCTGATTGCCGACACCTACCGCGACCCGAACAGCTGGGACGTGGTGTCCCGCCAGACTCTGCGTGATCTGGCAGCGAGGCTGACGGCGTGACCCTCCACCAGTTCGCGCTGCTCGCCGTCTCCTACTGCGTGGTCTGCGCCCTTACCCTGTGGCTGGCGTCGAGGATCCTCCCGTGACCCAGGTGCTCGATCGCATCGAACGCGACGGCGGCAGCATCGAGGTGCTGCAGGGCCTGCGCGGTGAGATCTACCACCGCGCCTGCGCGCACGGTTACTGCCGCTACTGCGAGGACCGGTGGCAGGCGGAGCTCTACCTCGATCAGCTGCTCGCGCGCTGAGCCAGGATCTCCTCAGCCATTGCGTAGTGCTCGGCGGTGGGCTCCGTGCTCATCGCCGAGCATTCCATCTCCGCCACCTGGGTGACCAGCTGGTTGGACACATGGGCGTACTGCATCGACATGCGAAGCAGAGCAACCGAAAGGCTGCGCAGCTCTTCAACGTCCGTGCAGCCTTGGATGTAGCGCACCTGTTTCTCCACCTCGAACTCATCCGAGAGGGACAGGTTGAAGTCCAGCCAGAACATGCAGTCCAGGCAAGGGTCGGGGGTATCGTAGGACTGCGGACGAAGGCCGCGTCGATGGGAGTGAGGCCTGTCGGGTGCGTCGTGCTGACCTGGAGGTGCACTGGCTGCTGACTCAGCCGGCGCTGCATCGACGCCTGCGCCGGCTGCAGCACGCAGGTCTGCTCGACTACGAGACCGAGCACGGGACGATCTGGATCAACAGGGTCGGGCCAATGTGAAGACTTGTGACACGACCCCACCCGGGGCGCACCAGCGGCGGTAGGGTGTGGTCATGGGCAGAGATGCCCTGCACCCCGCACCTAGACAGATGAATACCCTCTCCGCCCGGATCGAGAAACTGGCCGACTTCGTCAGCACTGCTGAGGAAGTGGTGGCCGCCTTCAAGGCCCTGCGGGACACCTGCTCAGACGAGCAGTGGGATGAGCTCTGCGACCGCCCTGAGGTCGACGCTCTGCTCACCGTCCTGATGGACCTGGAAGAAGCCGTCGATTCGTGAGCAGCGGGGCCCTGCGGGGCCCCTTTTTTGTGCCCACGAAAATGTGAAGAGTTGTGACACGACCCTGTGCATGGGCAGGCCCCGGCAGTACCTTGAGTGCAGGGCAGAGATGCCCTGTACCCCGCACCTAGAAACATGAAGATTTCAGAAAGCCTCGCCGAGCTGATCGCCGCGCTTGAGGAATCCGATCGCCGCTTCCGCGAGGAAGTGGATGGCCTGCTCAAGGCCACCGACCGGATCATCAAGACGGTCGATCAGATGGTCGAGGAGGACTGATCCACCGGGGCCCTGCGGGGCCCCTTTTTCATGCCCGCTCGATTGTGAACAGTTGTGACACGGGCAGTGCGCAGCGCACCCGATGGTGCACACTGATCTCAGGGGCAGGACCCCAGCACATAGAAATAGCGGCTTCGGCCGAGCGGGCAGTCAGTCCCGATCCCGGTGGTGGTCCCGATCCCTGGCACCCCACTGAGTCCGCCAGGACTCACCACACACCGGAGATCACCATGGACGACGAGACCCGCGCCCTCCTCGCCGAGATCGAGGCGGATCGCCAGCAGACCGCTCAGGTCCTTGCTGAGATCGACGCCGCGCTTGAGGCGTACGGACGCTCGATCGAGCGTGGGCTGGCACTGGCCGCAGAGATGCGGAACGTGGCCGCCATGCTCGAAGAGTGGTCCTGCTGAGGGCACCGTCCCGGGCAACCGGGGCACAACTCCACCGCCCTCAAGGCCCGCAGAACACGTTGGGTGATCCAGCCGCCACGCTCGTGCAGCCGCTGATCGCATCACCCACGCGGCCTGCACCCTTGCCGTTCACGAACACCGTGGTGCTGCCCACCGCGATCGGCGCCGCGTGCGACGGGCACGGCGCTGGCGGCAGCAGGTGCGGCGTGTTCACATCGCCCTGCCGGCTCCAGGGGATGCCGTTCACAAACACGTTCGGCGACCCCTCCGCTCGGACCATGCCCGAGCAGTGCGGGATGTCCGCGTCACCGATCCTTGTTGCTGCTGGCACGTTCGATCTCCATCAACTGTTGCAGCCGGCTGTTCCACATCGCCGCCTCCTTGTGCTGCTCATCGCTGTGCGGCGCAGGGGGGATGTCGGGCTCGAAGCGCACCACGTGGTCGAACACCAGTGGGATGTCCTCCCATCGCTGGAACGATCGCAGCACACCGCCGACGATCAGATCAAACCGACCCTGGCGGTAGATCATGACGTGGGCCAGAGCTCCCGCGGATCCTTGCCGGTTGCCATCATCCGGCTCAGCCGTTCAGCGCGCTGGCCCACCTGCTTCGCCCACTTCGAGTCGAGCATCATCGTGGCCGCGGCCTGGTAGTCGCCCGCCTCGATCGTGGACAGGGTGCGCTTGAACCCGAGCAGGCCCACCAGGCCGAGGTTGAAGCTCATGTCGAGCAGCACCCGCTGTCGCACCTCATCGAGCTTCGCCACCCAGGGGAGCGCGCGCAGCAGCTCACGCTCCTCGTTGGCGATGTCGTTGGCCAGCAGCATGGCGGACTCCTCGCGGCTGATGCCGCGATCCTCCAGGTTGCGACCGACACCGATCGTCAGCTTGCCGGCAGTGCAGCGGTAGGGCTTGAGCCGCTCGCCTTCATGGAGGCGCAGCTGGCGCACC